CGATAATCCTGTCAGTAGTACGGATGTTCAACTGAAAGAAATCTTCGTAACTCAGTTCGTTTCCTTCGTTGATGAAAAGTAGGTCACGCTTACGACCACGAATCTTCTGCGGCTCATCAAGGCTCACGAACTCAACTAGGTTTCCGTTCAGCCTGTACTCGTTAGTTGACTTAGAGTGCAGGTTCTCGCTATACATACCATGCTCTTGAAGCAGGGTAAAAAAGTCACGCATAGATGAACCCCGAAGGGAAGGGCCGTGCTTACGGCAAATCGTAATGATCTTATTCTTGTTGCTCAGGCAGTAGTTGAAGATGATCCATATCAGTATGTTGTATGTCTTACCGCTACGAGTCCCTCCTTGTTCTACGATGAACCTCTTGGTTGCTAGATCCAAATGGTCATAGACCACATTGGTTTTTAGGTCAATCAGTGCCCTCATTACGCACTACTTCTATTCGGACATCTAAGCCACCGCCATCCATGCCTGTGATTTCCGTGCGTTCAATGTAGCCACGATTCTTGCCTTTGGTTTTTAGCAGGAAGATTACTGCCGTTGGGTTCTTGTCTTGTACCAACTCATACAACTTTCCCTCTGCAAAGTCCAAGACCACATTCTGCACCTCTGATACCGCATCCTTGAAGTCCTCATCCTCACGCATCCAACGATAGGGCGTAGTACGATCCAAGCCCATAGCCTTTGTGGCTTGACTCACGATCCCCATCTTCTTTTCTAAGACCTCTAGGAACTGCTCTTTTTTAAGTGTTGTTTTTGTTGTTCTTGTACTCATTTCTTCACACCTTGTTTTGGCCCACGCCATGCTCGGCTATATTCATGCTCCTTGATGTTAAGGGCATCAAACACGCCATCCTTGTATAGTAGTTCAACCTCTTGCTTGGTGCATCCAATTCCATCCATGATGTCCTGCGGGGTGTAGTCATGGTCATCAATTAAACTCTTCACAATGTCGTGCATCTTCACGGCTATGTGGTTTCCCTTTGCTCGGTTGATTCGTATCGTGAGCAACTTTCGTTCCGCATCCGTAATGTCCATGATCACGACAGGCACTAGCCCGTTATACTTTGACTTTATCAATGCGCTATTCTTAGACAGGTAACTGCGGTGATAGCCATCAATGATAACATATTCCTTTGTCACTAGCACAGGTTGAATCCATCCGTTCTTCATGATGCTGAACTCAAGTAGTTTCAGTTCTTGGTTTAGCACCACATTAGGGTTGTAGTCATTCGCTTGTAGCAGGTCAGTTTGTACCCATTGGACTTGGCTGATTGGGTCGTTGTTAAATTCCATGATCTCGTTTTAGGATTGTAAAGTCGTGTCGGTATACGGGGGGCCATTGCTTACCTGCCTTGACCTCTTTGAAGTATTGCTCAACTGCTGATTTGTTTCTGCCTACGCTATGGTGTATCATGTGACAACGCCAACAAATCGGCTCTAGGACTTCGTTAAGTTTAGCATGCTCCTCTTCGGTAATACTGACAGGGAATCGGTTATAGCATTCGGTTAATGTGTAGTAGGTCACATCGTAGTCCTCGTTGTGTAGGTGAAGGATGCCCTTCTCCTGTCCGCATCTACGGCAACACTTAGGTTCGGGGATCCAACCTAGCGTCTTAGCCTTGTTCGTTAGTTTTAGCGATGCTTTTCTGAAGTCGGGACTCCATCCTTTGTAACTCTGCATTGGTGTTTTCTATTTGTTTTTTGACATAAGTAATTCCGTTTCGCTCTGACATAGCAACGAAGCCCTCCTTCAAGTATTTCGGGAGGGACATCGGGGTGCAATACGCAGTTAAAACGCTGACATTCAACTCTCTAAAGATAAGGATTAGACGGGAGGTGAACAAATTGGAGTACACTCCTTGACCTCTAAAGTTCTCTCTTACATAGTCAGTCTTCAGTCTCACATGACCATTCCCCATGTCAAGGTATCCTACAATGCCAACGGGGTGAATGCCATTCATGAAGGCTAGGTATTTTGTTTTCGTGTCCTGCCTTGTTATAGCGACACGGCTAGATAGCAGTTCCTTGCGGAACAGGCTATACACCCAATCATGATCTATTGGATAGATCTTCGTAGTCGTAGAACTCATCTTTCCGTAGTGATGTTGGTGTTATGTTTCTCTTGTATCCACCGCCTAGAACCTTTCCAAAGATGTACATGGCAGGGTATCCTCCAAGCGGATCCTCTAGTGACTCGTTGTTCTTTCGGGTCTTGATCGCTCGGCTTACCTTCTCCATAGCAGATTGGTATGATGGTGGATCCGTGATGTTCTCTTTGATGTACAGGTAGATTGCTGACCACGGGTCTCCTGCCTTCTCCTTGTACTCCCACATGATCTTAGCAGTCTTGCCTTTGATCATGGACTTGTAGTATCGTGCTTGCACATCCACCTCAGGGAATACCGCCATGATCTGATCATAAAGCACAGGGTCAATGGTCTTCAGTTTGTGAAGGTTCTTGGCTGCTTCTGAGTGAATGGCTGAAGCCACACGCAACGGGTCTTTATTGTATACTTGGTGATTGTACACCTTGCAGTATTCAATGTTTTTGTCGTAGAAGTATTTGAAGATGTCCTTCTCACTCCAATCGTAGATCGGCTTGAAAAATGTCACATTCTTCATCTTCGGGCTTGGTGTCATGTATGGAATCTTGCTTGCAGTAATGCCGCTAAATCGCATCAAACTCTCCTGCGCTCTTAGACCAATGGTTACCGCAATTCGCTTCTTGGTTTTGCCAAAGTAAGCCAATTCAAACTCCTCTTGCTTCCACACTCCTTTAACCCTAGTAGCACACTCAGGCTTAGGCAGGATCCATTGGCGGTTGTCATCCCATTGTATGTACTGCTTCTTTTCCCCTAAGACATAGATCTCAGAGTAAAGCGGTGTAGCCAAATACACGAAGTTGTAGCGTGGGTTGTTGACTTGACTTAGCACAAAGTCACGAATGCTCCCTTGAATTATCTCCTCATCACGGAACATGACATTGATTTTGTCAGACCATCCCTTCCTGTCTAGGTACTCCTCTACAAGTTTCAGGCATACCAAACTATCCTTGCCTCCGCTATATGAGATCCAAAACTCATCACAGGCATTATACACACGATCAATGCGATCAAGTGCTGCTTCGTAAACATTGCGATCTTCGTAGATCAGGTCAGCATTAGTAGCCATTATTCAACATCATCAACATCATACTCAATGAACTTCAGGATCATCTCTGACTCCTTCATGTTGTTGTCATCATAGACCTCAGCGATGTATCGCAAGATCCGTGTTGAAACATTCTCCGTGTCATTGAACTTCTCCTTCAATCTACGCATGAACGCATACCACACATCCATCTGACGCTCATCCTTAAAGAATATGGTGTACTCGTTAAAGTTCTTGTTCACCAACTCCTTGCCGCTATCATCTTCTTCAACGCCAAATAGTCGGGGGTCTAGATCCATGCCCATCTCATCTAGTTCGTAGGCTTCCCACTCCGTGCTTAGCATATCCCAATCCCAATCTCCATACGAGATGTTGTCTTTAATGACAAACTCTTTCTTTTGATCTTCAGTCAAATTGCTCACCTTGATGATTGGTATTTCTTTATGTCCTGCTTCACGAAGTGCCTGCAAACGCATATTACCTCCTAGTACCATCATAGCCTCATCAACTACGATGGGCCTGATGTTTAGCATCTCAGGGAATTCCCGAATGCTTCGGACTAACTTGTCAAACTTAGCCTTTTTAATTGTTCGTGGGTTGTTGGGGTTTAACACAACCGCATTGATGTCAACGAGTTCGCTTTTCATTTCCCTAAATTACGCCTTTGTTTAAATTCCTGATGCACCTTGTTTAGCCAATCTTTTAAGTCCTTACGATCACCAAATACATTGTGGCATTTGCGACATACCGCCATCAAATTGTCTATGGTGTCTGCGGTTTTTGTGCCTCCCATACCACGAGCATTGATGTGATGTATGTCAACCGCCTTACTCATGCAGATTTCACATGGGATGAAGTCCGTAACATCGTAATTCATCTCATCTAGGTAGACCTTTGTGTGCTTTTTCACAGGTCAAAGTTAATTCCGTTCTCTCCCGTACATTCATGAAGCATCTCACGCACCTTGCAGTAGGTTTTGTACTCTTTGTCATCCATTGAGTCAGGGGCGTGCTTTTGTATCGCTCGTAGGCGTTGATCTAATTCCCACATTGCTGCCTTCCATCTAATGCCATTGACGGCATCTTGGAACTCCTGCTGCTCATCGGGTAGGTCGTATTCAAGTGTTGCTTTCATATCGTGTTAAAGAAAAAAGACTCCGTTAATCAGGGCGGTAGCTTGCCGCTTGCTGAAACCTAATGCGCTATAAGCGGGCGAAGTTCTCGTTTCTCTTTAGTATTATAGGTGCATTCCG